CCACTTGTTATTTTCACCCTCACCGAAAATAGACTTAGCAGGTACATTCAGTTGATAGACAGGGCCGTTAATATCACCTTCCAAAACAACAGCAATACGTTGTTGGAATCTACAAGCACGGCTCTCCCCTTGCCCAGAACCTTTGATGTTTTGTGGACAGTCTACACAATTTTTAGACTGTGGGTTTTCTACTTTCGGGTCTGGTTTAGAACCATCAGCCGACCAACAATCAGGTGCGGATACTACACCTTTCTTATAAGCCCCTGCATAATAAATCCTAGAGACGTGTTCAGATGCGCCAACAATAACTACATTCATGGCACGGTCTTCATTACAAGCAACTTCTTTACCGTCTACCATCATGCGCCATACACCACCCTCAATGGAAATACGTCTAATTCCAGAACCACCAGAACCACCCATCAATGACTTCGTTAAATTATCTACACCACCCTTATTACGAATGTGGTCAGGTAATCCTTTTTTAAATATTGCGATATCGCTCATTTCACTCTCCCATAGTTAATTAAGTTTTTCTACGAACTGTTACAGCATAACGACTGTCCACATTAAGTCCCGGAGGTAACTTGTCAGGATTCTCCTGTAAAAACTGACTCATGTTGGATTGCGCTATGCGCTTCTCTAGTAACTCTAACGCATTGTTATCTTTTATAAACTCATACATAGATTGCCAATCAGCCGTATGGTATCTCTTCGATATACGTCTTGTTACCGTGCCATAATCTGTGCGTAAACTTTCCGCACCTGTATCTTTACAAACTTCAAGAAGTTCGTTTTCTATCACACGTAAAGCTTCTTTCAACTCTTCGTCTTTCTTTTCAAACTCGCTTTTAAGATCAGCACGTTTGTCCCGAATCTTTACGTAGACTTTTACTAGCTTATCTACTTTCATTTACCCTCCTCCATTTAAAACACGTATATAAATACTACAACCTACTTTATACATTGTCAATCATCTTCTAAAATATTTTTATATAAATCGACAAGTTTATTATGTACATCAATTTTTGACTGTAGCATTTTGTACATTTTCTTTTCTGCATGAGACCCTTGTAAGTGTACGACAGTACATGGATTCTTTTGACCTGCCCTGTGTACTCTTGCGTTTGCTTGTAAATACGTTTCTACAGACATGACAGCAGACCAATACACCACCACGTTTGCGGCGTGGAGCGTTACTACATGCGATGCGGCTTGTGGTTGTATGACTAATATTCTTGGGTCTTTTGTTGTTTGGAATCTATTAAATATATCTGTTCTATTATTTACAGATACTACTCCATGTATTACATCACACGTATACTTGTTTTTAAGTAAATAGTCTTCTATTAAATTTATTGCATGACGGTAGGGTGCAAACACAATAACTTTGTGACTTGCTTCATCAATAACTTCGGTCAACACTTGTAATCTATTAGATACATCAAACTCTACTGTATCTCCATTATCCGTGTATACCGCACCACAAGATAATTGTAGGAGTTTGTTTAAGTTTGCAGCGGCATTAACAGAAGTTATTTCTTCTCCGGCTGCGATAGTCATCATATCTTTTCTCATGCGTTCATAATACTTAGACTGTTGTTTTGTAAGAGGAATTTTCCTAGTTGTGTAGGTCATGTCTGGTAAATCCAAACAATCTTCTTTTGTAAATCGTATTGCAGGTTGTAAAGCTTTGTGAACTACATCCTCTGCTTTTTCTTTCGGTAGCCATATAAATTGAGATACTTTATACATGACAAGATCTTTGAACGTACCGAAATATTTAGGTACATTAGCGGGGTTTATAATTCTAGCCAGACCATACGCATCTGTGGGAGATTGCGATGCAGGTGTACCTGTCAGCATCCATACCCATGTATGTGGTTTTATTATTGAGTTTAGTATCTTCCATCTTTTTGTAGTAACCGTTTTATATGCGTTTGCTTCGTCTACTACTATAAGGTCAAACTCATTGTTATTTACTGCATCTCGTATAATCTGCAATCCATCATAGTTACATATTACAAACTCAGCATCAGAGTTTACGACCTCTATCCTTTTTTCTCGTGAATAGCTATGGGCTATCGCTACCGACCTATGGATAGCAAATTTAAATAAGTCTCCACCCCACGCAGATTGCATGATAGATAGAGGACATAGCACTAAAACTCTTTTGATAAACCCTAGTTTCATTAAATAATCAGCCGCCCATATTACACTAGCTGTTTTGCCCGTACCTTGTTCGTTAAAAACAAACGCACGACGATTTAATGTTAGGAATGAGGATGTTTCTTTTTGATGTTCAAATGGTTTGTATTTACCACCCCATTTATAATTTCTACATATGGGACTGGGGACGTTTTTTATTTTTAGATTTTTTAAAACTTGTGCTTCTTCTAAACCCCAATTTACTAATACTTCGTTAGAAGAAAGTGATTTGCTTTTTGGTATTACCTCTGTGATCTTATTAGGCTGTCGTACTTTTAGTAGCAAAGCCTTGTTGTCTATGATCTCCATCGTACTCTCCTTTCTATACACGTACAGACCAAAGTAACATTTTTACTTAGTCAGAGGACATTATACCTTTTTCTTTTTATAATTACGAGATCTATTTTTCTTTTTGGATTCTATTTTATATCCGTCTTTGTTTGTGCCACCTTTACTTAACGGTTTGTTGTGGGATATATCTTTACCCTCACGTTTGTCTGCTTTTCCGTTTTTGTTTCTGTCAGGATATTTTTTATCCATAGCACGTCTAGCACGTTGACGTTCCATTCGATCTTTGTGTTCGCCACGTGCTTTTTGTTTTTTATATTCTTTTTTGTAAGGTCTAGGTTTATTTACGTACGGCATTTAATCTGCTCTTCCATTGTGAGGACAACTTAATACAGCGCAATAATTTTTACAAGTGAAGTTTGGTTTAGCGTTCCACGTATTTGATTTAAAAGAGTCTTCTAAATTATCTGTATTCTCAAACCAATACGACCAACTTTCGTCCTGATCTTCTGCCTTGTAATTGGCTTTTATAAACTCTTTGGATATGACAAACAGTAAACCTGCCTTCACTTTCTTTATTTTAGGGAAATGTTTGAAGATTGCCAAGGATAATATTTCTAATTGTTTAATATCCGCATACTTACTGCTTTTTCCTGTTTTATAATCAATGAGATACGCTTTATCGTCTCCTAAAACTATTAGGTCTGCGATACCTCTCCACCACACGTTTTTATCAAAAAACCCACAAGGTTCAAGATCTCTGGTCAAACCCATGCGATATTCGCACAATCTGTCTCCCTGTATTTCTTTTAGTTTAGCCAACATACCACCCAAGTAGCTTAGTTCTTCTGGTAGTGATACATTTTCTTTTAGATGGTCTTCGGCTACTTTGTGTACCCTGTTACCAAATGTAAGTGCCTCTGTCTGTGGTTCTTCGACATCTTTTACAACTTTCAAATGATAGTATTTCTTAGGACACATTTTGTACATACTCAATGCCGAGTATGACCACGAATATTTTTTAGGTGTCTCCATAACTTTTACCTGAGCCTAGTTCACAATCGAGAGGTAGATCTTTGCACCAACTAGGGCGCCACTTCATACATTCTTCAACATATGCTAATCCCTCATCTACCTCTTCTTCTTTTACGATACAGGCAACAGCATCGTGTACTGTCAACACTACTTTATACCTATTAGATATTCTAGCCATTTGTTGAGCAACAACACACCGTGCCAAAGCCTGACATACATTCTCTATAAGTTTACCACCATATATACTTGTTGTGGTATCTTTCGTCTTATAAGAATATTGAGCTAGTCCATTCTTATTTGTTGTGATATGAAGTCCTTTGTATCTTTGCCATAGTTTATTCGGTAATTGAAATCCTTCTTCGGTTGGGTCAAATAGTAATGCGCCCTCTCTACCTAAAGTGTTTCCTGTTCTATCCAAGATACTTTGTAAACACCTGTCAGCTTGTCTCCACAACTCTGATATTTTGTCATATTTGGATCTGTAAACCTCAACGATATAACGACACTCATCCTGAGATACATCTACACCAAATGTTTTTAATTGGTCTCTAAAACGCACCGCACCCATACCATAACCACAGCCAAGAATCGTAGTCTTACCTACAAACCGTTCTTCTTTTTTTATTTCTTCGACTGGTTTACCATAGATAGACTTCGCCATAATTTTATATACATCTTCTCCATTTTCAAAAGCTTCTACTAAATCATCTTGTTCAGCTAACCACGCTAATATCCTAGCTTCTATCTGAGAAGAGTCTGCATCTATAATTGTGTAACCTTCCATCGGAATAATTGACTTCTTTAACTTGTTTGCGTTTTCTCCACGTGAGGGTAAGTTTTGTAAATTTATTTTGTCGTCTCCTCCCCACCTGCCTGTATGCGCCGCATAGTATCTCAAGGGAACTGGCATCAAACCTCTGTTTGCTATATCAATAAATCTCTGTGTTCTGGTTTCTTCAAGAGTAGTCTTGTTAGCTAAACGTGCGCTAACTAAATCACGTACA